GTCAGAAACTTATCTATGTCATCGTGCTTCCAGTTAAGAGAAGCATAGATAGCAGACCTACGACTACCACCCTGCATAACCTTCTGACCTATAGAGTTAATCATCTGCATCTTAGGTATTGGGCCACTGGCTACACCACCTGTACCCTTCAAGGTTTGTCCTTCAGATCTGTAAGTTGAATAGTCTACACCAATACCACCGCCTGTCATAAGACAGGACTCAGACTTCCAAGACAGGTTAGCCCAATCTTCTCTGGTATCCTCCTCTGCTTTAAGAAGGTAACAGTTATTAAAGAACTTCTTATCTCTTCCTGCATAGTAAAGATACCTACCTCCGGGCAAGAACCTGAGATTGGAGATGTGATCTATCAATGCTTCCTTCTCGTCCTTACTCAGATTGTTTTGACATACATCCTCCACCAGAGTACAAGCCAACTCATGAAAAGTCTCTGCTCCTTCATGAGAATACTTGGTATAGAAAATATCTTCGCTAAACTTAGACCTGAATTGTGGATTACGATTTGATTTGAACATGTCTACCCCTCTCTATCAGATCATTAAATAGATCTTGTTGTTTATCTTCCTCTGGATACTCTAATTCTAAAAGCAGTTGTGCATAGTGTATTACTTTTAGTATGTCTTCCTTACCTTCTCCTTTTTTATTATGTCTGGTTATATATTTTACAATGTTAGCTTCACATGTATTTAAATTATTATAATGAGAATAAACTGTAGGCTGGATAGCACAGTCTTTATAGTGATCTCCTCCTACCTGTATGTCAAGTGGATTTATTTTAGTAGATGAGAGAACTAAATCTTCTTCTGACATTTTCTGTATCTCCTGACTGAGTAACTTCATATGCAAAACTCCTTACTTTTTCTGGCTCAAGTCCAGCATAATAACAAATAGTTTTAAACTCTTCACACGTTACTCCTACTGAAGAAAAAATCCAAGCGTGTGCCTGATCTCTATTTCGTTTGATCTCTTTAGATTCATCTTTAACTTTTGGTTTGGTAACATCAAGTAAGGCTTGTAGAATAACAGCTAGGTAAAGACTTACCTCGCCATCTTTATTAGTCATATCATACAAAGATTCTGTAATCGATACATTAATTAGAGTCAATATATAATTGAACTGGTCTATAAAACTTACCGCCTACATAATTATTATAGTAAGCTGGTTCTTCAGTTCCCTCAAGTGTAGAAGTTAATACATTATATTTCATTTGATAATAACATTCATAGTATCTAAGACTACGTTTATTTTTAAACTCCGCTAATATTTTAAACTTAAATTTTTCTTTACCAATCTTTTTTATATCTTCCAGTAAATGTTTAGAAGATCCCATGTAAGTCTGCCAATTAGATTCTGATTTCTTCTTACCTTTTTTGTAATTAAAGTATTGCTTACATCCTATATAAGCTTTACCTGTTTCATCATTTGTAATACAATATACAAATCCAAATTGAGTTAAGTCTGGTTTACTTGTATACTTCCAATGCATTACCAGTTAACTACTTCAGGGACATCAGGTTCTTTACCAACTTGAACCAAGTATCTTTTACCTTTCGCATATTCAAAGACACGTATTCCCCTTCCTTGGTTAACATCCGACCAACATTCTCTTTTGTGACCGCAATAAACACAACCAAAGGGTAACTTAAGATTACCAGACTTGCCATCAGGTACAGCACTATAGCACCTATCAGGGATACTAGCATTAGTAACCATTCCTTTAAGAAATTTAATCCTCGAACCAGCATTAATCATCTCCATTGAATGAACAGGAGTTAGACATATCTCCCCAGTAGATTTATCTATAGCAAGGAAAGCTGCTTCATCAACTCCATTAGCTTCAGCATAAGCTGATATCTGTGCTATATATCCAAAGGGATCTTCCTCCAATAGATTATTATTTTTAAACTTTTGAAAGCTGGCAGTTGAAGCACTCTTACAATCAACCAGAACTCCATCTATCATAGAATCCTGATGTCCTAAGATACCTTCAACCTCTACTTCTTTCTGTTGATCAGTTACCTTATGACCTGCAATCGCAGCACATAAAAGTAAAAACTCCTCCAGTATATAACCATATAAGAACTTAATTCTTGTACTAGATGTTAATGGGATTGCATCTTTCTTAGTATTAACATCGTACCACAACTGTCTATCTGGTTTACCAATAGCTGACAATCTTAGGTTGCCATATTCTCTAGGCTTCTCATACATAAATTCTTTTATATGAAGCTTAAGCATATTCCCAAAATTATCTATGTGTTTATCTACCTCTTCTTCCTTCATCTTAATAGGATCAAGAGAGAATAAACTATAAATATCTTCAACTAATGTATCTATTTTTTTCATCATAAAAAAATGGGGATGAATAACAACTCATGTCACCCATCCCCCAAGTCTCCTTTAGGGTTTAAGACGCAAAAGCTAAATCATCTGTGTCTTCACTGACATAGCCGCCCTTGACTATATCAAAGTCATCGGCATTATACTCTATCAAGTCTACTACTTGTACAGCATTGAGGTATCCTTTAACACCTCCTCCATACTGTGTATATGGTACAGGTCTGTAACTTGCATTAACCTTTGAACCATTTCCCACACGCTTACTATTCGGAAAAGTATTACGCTCCGAATCCTTTACAGATATAGAACGAGTGGAACCGTCTCTTGTTCGGGCATACTGTTTCAGGGTAACGAAGTCTCCCCTTTCATCATCCTTATTCTTAATAGTAAGACCATCACTCTCTGCAATCTTTTTATTCTTTGCATTAAGATTACAAACTTCTATACTCCATTCACCATCGGGATTGAATTTTGTATTTGGAGTAATGATATGCGCCCAATAAGCTTCACCTGAAATAACACTCATAATTAAATTCCTTTCTTTAGATAATAACATTAAGATAATAACATAGTAATTTAAATTAGTATAAATTTTTCTTTGAAAATAACCTCCTTTAATTATTAATACATATAGTATATCATGGATATACGTAGGAGTCAAGAACTATTTTAATTTATTTGAATTAATTCTGCTTCTTGATAAGGGATATGGAAGAAAGGTTCTTGCAGATGAGGTTCTCCTATACGAGAGGAGTTCTGTATCTTCCCTATGGTAGAGTTACCTACTAGATCACCATCCATAAACCAAGCCTTGGAACAAGCAGTATTAAAGACTACAAAGATAAGCTCATGATCTTTATATTCTTTCTTCCATTTATTTATTAGTCTTTGTTTCCTCTCAGGTATTCTCACCTCCCTCCAAGAAGAAGGCCAGACATCCCCCCATTGATTTTTAATCTCAACCTCAAAGAAATAATTCTTACATGATCCATCTACATGATAAAGCTTGGCAGAGATATCAAAGAAATAATCTTCTTTTAATTCAATATCTGAGTAGCCTTGTTGATATAGATAGTTACTCATTGCATCCTTGGCTTTCTGATCATTAGCTTTATAAGATACTTTATCAAACTTTCGATTGTTGTGTCTCATCAGTGTGTTTCCTTCCATGTTGTACCAGCTTTGTACTCACAATCCAGAGGACATCTCATCCCTAGTGTGCTTGTTGTTTCTATCATGGCATCCTTGGTTATCTGTCCAAACCTTTCCACATCTTTCTTGGCTACCTCAAATTGATATTCATCATGTACTGAAGCCACAAGCTTTACATCTACACCTGATTTTCTGATACGTTCATCCATGTGAACAAGCCACTGCTTACACACGATTGCTCCTGCTCCCTGAAGAAGGGTGTTAAGGCTGGCATGAGGTGATCTTATGTGTAGTCTCCTTCCATCAAGAGCCTTGATTGTTCCTGTCTCAGCAGCCTCAGTAACATTATCTCTTAATGTTTTAAGCTTGGGCATATTGAATAGGAACTTACTGGTTAGTTGTTGTCCTACTCTGGCATTACCTCCTACTACCTTACCTATTTTGGAAGGTCCAGCCCCATAAAGAAAGGCATAGATGAAAGTTTTTGCTTGATCCCTGTTGGTTAGTCCAGCAGCCTTCATGTTAGCTGTATGTACATCACCTGTAAGAACCTCCTTGGTAAACTTGGGATCATCCATGTAGTGGGCCAGACATCTTAACTCCAGACTGCTGGCATCTGTACCTACAAGGGTGTGGGTATCGGGATTAGATACCGTCCATAGCTCTCGACACTCCTCTCCATAAGGACTGTAGGTAGCAGGTACTTGAGCCATGTTAGGGCTATGGTGAGCCATCCTGCCTGTCACAGTACGCAATGTAAGCACTCTTCCTCTGACCCTCTCATCCTCCTGACACTCTTGTATCCATGACTTGAGAAGACCAGTACGTTTCTGTAAGAGAAAGTACCGACTAAACATCTGTGCTTCTGGCATCTTTAACTTGGAAAGTATTTCTTCTGAAACAATTATGTTACCCTTCTCAGTCTTATGGGTAGGCTTCCATCCTTTTTCTATCAGACGTTCAGCTATTTGTTTTCTACTGGCAATATTAAATGGTATGTATTTAGTTTTTGTTTTTAATACTACCTCTGTTGGTTCAAACATTTCTTCTGCTTGCTGTTCTAGTTTATGTTGTTCATCCTCCAACTTAGACAGAAACATTATAGCTTCTTTAATGTTAAAGGCAAACCCATTCTTCTCTTGTTGATCTACTATTGCTCTGACTTTTCTTTCAAGTTCATATGATCTGGATGAAAACATCTTCCCTTCTGCTGACAGCTTATGAGCAAGTTTCCTAGTAAGTTTCGTATCACGGATACAATACTGAAGCATGTCTTCATTGAACGTCCTGAAATCATTACACTCTCCTTTAGGAAAGTTAAGTCTGTCTCCCCATGCTTCCAGAGAATGTCCTCCCTCTCTGATAGGATTATATAATTGAGATTCAATAAGAGTATCCCTAACCTGAGACAATCTTATACTAGAACCTGTCAGTCTGTTAAGTATTGGAGCATCAAAACTAATACCATTATGCATTATAAATTCATCTATTTGTCTAGACCAACCTGCAAACTGCTGACATTCATCTCCAATCCAGACCTTCTCTTTGTCAGATGAGAGGGATCGTGCCACAATACAATGTATTTTGGTAGCCTTAATTGCATCTGTCTCTATATCAACTATAGCTTTAATCATAATTCATATCCACTTGATAAGTATATTTAAGGGGTATGCAATAAAAGTTATTTCTTACCTCACTTTCCATGACAATATCTCCTGCTATATGCCATGCTTTCTTTAGATCTTTACGATAGACTATGAAAGTTAAGAGATCTCTTCGATAATCTTTGTACCATCTGTCAACAATATCTTTATTTTTATAAGGTAGTTGCACTTCTTTCCGCTTCTCAGGCCATTCATCCTCCCATTCTTCTATTACTTCTACTTGATATAAGATCTTGAGATCTCCTCCATTAATACGACACTTGATATTAAACTCTGAAGTATCTGGATCTACAATTATATCAGGAATATGTGATTCAATCCAGCCAATTGTTTGTTCTCTAGGCTGCATTCTTTTCCTCCATTATTTTTTTAAAGTAATTACCTACCTGTATGACCTGATCTGGTGTAGCACTGCTCATTATTAAGTTAGCTAACATAGATACAACTTGTACATTATCTTTTACATATCCTAATTCATTGTTAATTCTATCTAAAGATGGTGAGCTATCAATCATTTTTCCCTTCCCTCTTTTTAATTCAATACTAAGAGCAGGACATATATTATCTTTAGGCCATATATCTCTAAGATATTTTAGATCAAGATCGAAAGGAAGTTTTTTATCCTTAGCTCTTTTTTTAGCTTGACTCATCATACTTACTTCTGGAGCTATTTTTTTATATGCTGTATTCCTTACGATAGTGGCTCCTCTATTTTCTTTATAGTAATTTCTCTGCCATTCTAATCTAACTTCTCTAGTTGCTTCACGATTTTTTAATATAGCTTCTCTATTTTCTTCACGATATTTTTTGTGTTGTTTTAATATAGCTTCTCTATTTTCTTCATAATATTTTTTACTATAAGGCATCATCATCCTCCATAAACTCACTATCATTTTCTATGAAGGGGTTCTCAGTCTCAGACATCCTTCCAGTTTCTTTATCATAAAATAATCTACAGGCTATACCTGTATCTCCTGTATATCTGTTCTTCAGGATACGCAGGGTTGTAGTGTTAGCTTCTTCTGCATCGTCTGCCTGTTGATTTCTTTCCAAGGCTATGACACCATCACTTAGATGACCTATGCTGGCTGATCCTCTAAGGTGCGAGAGGGATACTTCTTTGCCATCTTCATGGCCCTTATCTCCTGCTGGTCTTTTCAGATGCGAGACAAGTATTAATCCTATGTTTGTTTCTTCTACGATAGATCTCAGCTTAGTCATCAGCACATCAATAGACTTACGCTCATCTCCAAACTCTTCATTACCCGATACAAGTATTGATAGATGATCCAAGACTATCCACTTACAGTCCAGTGCCTTCGCCATATACCTGACACGATCCAGTATCTCATCGTTGGATATAGAACCAAAGTGATCAAACGCAAAGAACCTTTCGCTATTTATGGTAGCATTCTGCCATTCTCTTAGCTGCTCTCTGGTAAACTGATCTCGTATTTCTTTTATATAGAGTCGGGCATTCGCTTCAACAGACATGATATTAAATGCTGTATTACGTATGCTCTCCTCCATAGCTAGGACTCCTATGGTATCCTTTGTGACGGTAAGGATGTGATGCATAAGTTCACGTACAATGCTAGACTTACCCATACCAGCCCCAGAGGTAAAGCAAACTAACTCACCAGTTCTCATACCATATGTCTTCTCATTCAGACCTACCCAAGGATACTTACAGACCTGACAATCCTTCTCATCATACAGGCTTTCCCCAAGAGAGGCTAGGTTTATAATACCTGCTGGTGTATAAACTTTAGCATTCCACCATGCTTGGGTAAACTTTTCCCTTTGTCCTGTCAGTAAGTATTCATTAGGATCTTTCAGATCTAGGAAGACAACCTTACATTTGTTAGGCTCAAAGAGTTGAGCTACCTTCTGGGCAGCATCCTTCCCCGGCCTATCATTATCAAAACATAAGACTACATTCTCAAACTGATTGAGATAATTGAAGGCTTGCTTACAATTCTCCAAGGCAGAGGCGGCACCATTCTTGATTGAGACAACAGGCCACTTGCTACCCATTAACTCATAGGCAGACATGGCATCTATCTCTCCCTCACATACGGTAATAAACTTTCCCTTCTGATTGAAGAGGTTCTGTCCAAAGAGTTCGGCTCTTCCCATGTTACCTTCAGACCAAAACTTTTTACCCTTAACTTCTCTAACTTTATTGGCTATGTGATTACCTCTCTCATCAAAGTATTGATAGACATGATGAGTAACTTCATGCCCCTTCTTCTTTATCTGAACATTATACTTCTTGGCCGTCTCCCTGCTAATCTTTCTATCTGGTATGTCTGCTATCATTCCAGATGTTTTCAGTACAGGGTTTGTTTCGTTAGTCATCGGTACAACTTTAACATCTTGCATTTCTTCTTCTCCAAATCTTGTCTCACAACTAAAACAATATGAATGCCCATCTTCATGCTGTACATTGGCTTTACTTGCACCGCAATCAGGACAGGCAACCCTCTCACCCCACTGACTCATGCTATCTCTCCTTTCTTTTCACCTCTACAATTTCATAAGTTAAGTCAGGCTCATACCCTAGATGTCTTGTCAGGCTGGTACGATACTTAATAGCTTCTTCAGCTTGTTTCTTTGTATTAAAAGTTTCAAGATCTACTAGACCTATCTCCTTGTTTAAAACTAGTTTCCACTTAGACATCTCTAAAAGATTCCCTCCATATATTTTTCACAAAGTCTTCCTTGTCCTCCATGATGTCATTGATTTCCTGCTTGGCAAACTTTCTGGCTTCTTTTTTATCGTAGCCTTCCTCCTTGTATTGTTTGACCAGATTTCTAAATATATTATTTCTTTCTCTCTGCCATAAATGTTTAGTCATCTCTCTCTACCCATTCTTTGTTAGCTTTAATCTGTTTAAGTACAGCAATTTCTTCTACTTGTTTTCTATTAGTAGTTTGTAATTCATGTACCTGTTTATTTAATTGATCAATTGATTTATGAAGATTAGATATTAAATTTTCTTTAGTATTCATTATTAAATCCTTTATAAAATATAATAATATATATAATTAAGAATTAATATACATTAATATTATCATACTTAAGGGGTTGTGTCAATATAAAAGATGTGATTACCTAGCTGACCTAATGATTTAAAGTGAGGATTAGATGCCCATCTGGGGGTAACATAGCTGGCATGGTAGTGCGTAGAACCCACTGTCTGCCTCACTTGTATACCCTTGAGTGACATTTCTGCAACGTTGATAGATTTAATTAGTCCTGCCATATCCGTAAACCTTTCTGGT